TATCTTTTTTTTTATTATGATTGTAATGTGATTTAGATTCATTATCAGATTTATTTTCAGATTCATTATCAGATTTATTTTCAGATTCATTATCAGATTTATTTTCAGATTCAATATCAGATTTATTTTCAGATTCATTATCAGATTTATTTTCAGATTTAATTTTAGTTTTTTCTTTGTGTTTTTTGTTTTTATTAGATTTTTTTTTGTTTAATTTATTAAAATGTTTTTTTTGTTTAGTTAATAATTCTTCATTTTCTTTTTTGATGATTGCGAATTGTGTTAATAAATCTTTTAATTCTGATGGAGGGTTATTTTTTAATTTTAGTGCATTTTCGATGTCTGTTGATGTTAATTTAAGTAATGATTGTGGGTTTAATGATTGTGTATTTTCTGTTTTTGTTGGGTTAAATGATGATATATCGTATTGATTTTGATTTTTTCCGAATATATTAGGATTTATATGTAAAGTGTTGTCTATCATTGGCATATTAGGGGAAGTTTGTCTAAAATCTGGATATTGAGTTGGACCAATATCAATGAAATTTTCGAATTTTTTTTGTCGTCCTCCTCCGTCTAATGAAAAGTCTATTTCTTGGCGATTGATTGGTTGATTAAATGATTGGTTTTGTTCTATTTCATTGATGTTGGATCCTGATGGTTCAATTAATGAGTTATCATTTGTTATTTGTGAGGATAATGATTTATTTGTACCATAAAACATTTGTCTTTTGGTTACTTCAGCTTCTAAAGAATCATCATGTTTTGGATTAATAAAATCTTTTGATTGGTCACCAAATTTCATATGTTTTCCTAATTTTCCTGATGCTGTATAATATGAGTGTGAATCAGTTGGAAATTGTGATTCATCAAATGTGGCATAATCGCCACTATCAAGTGTGCCATTTGGATTGGTATCATGGTGGATTTTTGGTTGTTTATTTTTTTTTAGAATATTTTGACAGTTGATTAGACATGATTTATTAAGATAATTTATTAATTTTTTTTTATCTGGGTAATTTAGTTTATTTTTATTTGTACTGATGACATGTTTAAGTTGACTGTGTATTAAATTAAAACTATTTTTTTTGTTTAATCCAGTTTTTTTTGATAAAGTTAACATTAATTTTTCTAAATTTTTTGTTGATGTTATATATTTGATAATTAGAGCCATTATAAAATAATATGGGTAATTTAAATAATTTATTAGCGCGCATATTAATATATCAATATATTAATGTTTAAATTATCGGAAAGTTTTTCGCCATCAATGAAGATAATAGATAAAACAGATTTTAAAAACAGGGGGAATGTAGTGCATGATAATATTGGAACTAATTTGTTACTTGAAAATTTAGTGGATCATATATTTGAAATAAATAGTGTTGATCATGATGCATATACATATACTTCTTTTGATTCAAAAAAGGTTAGTCCATATAATAATCCGTTTAATTTTGTAGTGTCATTTGGTGGGTTAATTAGACCAGCAATTCCGATGAAACCGAATAATATTAAATATGTGAGAATTGATAATGTGATAATGCCCAAGACGAATGTTATTGTAATGGATAATGCAGATCCATTATATTGTACAATGTCAACAGCAACAACTAATTTGTTAGAAAATCAGAAAATGTTAATATTAAAAATTGTTGAATTAAAAAGTAATAGGAAACATTTTACTGGAACGATGATAAATGACGAATCATTTGTAATGATGGTTGATCGTTTAATGGGTCTTGAAAATGCTTATTGGACTGCTTCACATAAGTTAATTACATATCCTAATTCGTGTTTAGGGAATATTAATAGATTATCATTAAAATTGTATAATCAATATAATGCTGAATTAAATGTTGTTACGAATTTGGGTGATATTTTAAATTTAGAACAAACAATAGCTACACAAAAATTTATGTACGGCGGTGTTGAATCAGCTATAGCGAATCCTGTGACTAATATACCAATTTTACAAACAACAATGGGGAAAATGCAAACAATTTACGAAGTAACATTTGGAATTATTGATAATGAATTAAATACCGAGCCGAAATTTGGATTTGGATAATTTAAAAAAATAATTAAATTATAGTAATTTAATTATTTTTTAGAAACTTACTCCATTGAAGTATTCCATTCTAAATTTGTTTATTACATCATCTGGTGTTTTAGAACATGCGATATGTTCAAACGATTCACCTTCTAATAATCTAACTAATGTATTTATGGAATAAACGCCACATTCTGATCCTTTAAATTGGTGTCTAACAGAGTTATATTTTGGATTTAATTGGATATGTTTAGATTTGATATACTTAGCTATTCTGGCAGCGAGACGTCTAATTCTAAGTTCAGGACATAATCCATATGAATCAAAATAAAAAATTTCACCTTTAGATAAATCACTATACATTGCTACCCAATGACTTCCGCTTTTATAATGTTCATCTAAATTGAATATTATACCAATACGTTTTATTCCATCATTTTCTATTTTTTTTAAATTTAAATTTTTTATTCCTAATTCTTCTAAATCATCAAAGTCTATTGGAACAGCTCCTAAAAATAGAAAATCATGATATTTGTGTTTATATTGATCCATTACTTCATTTATATGTGTTGTATTTAACCATTCAAATTGTTTTTTTGGACCTTCAGGTCTAAATGTATATTTTTGTAATTCATCTTTAATGTTATTGTCCATTTTATCAATGAAATCAAGTGAAGTCCAACATGATTGTGATGTACATTTATTTCCTATTTGTTTTGATAATTCATTTAATAAATATTTTCTATATTTTTCTTGGTTAATCATTTCCATTCCATCATATAAATTAATTTTTTTATCAGGATTTGAATTATTATATGCATGTACCATTTCTATTAAAATTTTTAATGAAATACATGAATTTGCTTCAGATATAATTCCAGGGGCACATTTATCTGTATTCATTTATATATAAAAAATTATTATAAAATTTTTTATTTAGTTAATTTTTCATAAATAGTTTTTCCATATCCAACTATATTATTATTTTTATCATATAGTATATTTCTATAATCTTTATAGTATTTGATATCATTAACATATATAACTTCATATATATCTTTTAGTTTAACATCAATATTTAATGATGATACATATTTAATTGCATTTTCTTTTTTTAGTCTAGGAAACATATTAATGATTTTAGTATTTGATTTTGACATGAGTTTACTATATTAATTAATAATTAATGTATTAATTAATATAATTTTCATTTTTTAGGTGTTAATTGTTTTTTATATAATTTTTTTATTTTTTCCATTATAATATTTTCATCTTCATTTTCATCAATAAATTCAATAAGTTCATTTGCTTTAGATGGATTATTTCTGAAAAATTTAACATAATTCCATATTTTTTTCATTATATGTAAATTATCTTCAAACCATTCATCATCACGTGATATTTCGCAACAATTTGAATTTTCTAAATACCAATAAATTATTTTATCTAAATAATATTCCTCATCCAATTCATTTATTGAGTGTAATATCCAATTATCTACTTCTTTTATTGTCATTTCTATTTTTGGTGGGTAAATAAAACTTGCATGTTCATAAATAGAATCTATTTTATCGGAACCGAATTTTTTCGGAATGATTTGAATGATACATCCTTTTTCACGTCCTAACTTTGTTCTAAATGATTCAGTTCCCGAATCTTTAATAAAATCTGTTCTATTATTATATTCTTTAATATTGCATTGCCAAAAATCACATGAATTTAATTGACAGCATTGTAATTGCATTTGTACCTGTACCCAATAATATATTGGACATATAGCATGTTCTCCACCTTTTTGTATTATTTTTCGTGTTGCAGGACATTTAATTTCCAACAATTTTCCAATTTGATTAGTTTTATGAATTCCGTCTAATTTGTATTTTCCTATGATTCCATCAGGACTAGCTCCTAGAAACTCATATTTAGGATGGATAATTAATCCAAAATTTTCAACTTTTACATTTTTTCTATATGAATATATCATGTTAGCTATTTGTTCATATTTTTTACCATGATATGTATATTGATTACCAGTAAATAATTCTTTTCTAATTTTTTTTAAAATAAATTTATATTGAGGTTCATAATGATTAACACCAATTACAGCACCTACATCACTAGCCGTAATTCTTAAATCTCTTGATTTAAACCACGCATCGGATCTTTGTTCAGGATATTCAATTTCCATTAATTTTTTAACTATTTTAGTTCTTTTTTTATCATCATCATTAAGTAAATCATTCTTTTGTTCATCATGGATCCAATCACCATTTCCCAATTTAAACTTATTATAATTGTCTTTACTCATTATTAATTGTCGTTGTATACACTTTTAATAATATAATTAATAAATATTTAATATATAAATATTTATATATCAATTTTTTATAGTTTATTGAATTACAGACATAACCATGTTATTTGATATATTTAAATATGAATATCCAATTAATGATATGAACAATGCAAAAAGCAATGTTAATTTAGATATGTCACTTATAATATTCCAGTATGATACAATTGAATAAACAGTCATCATGATACATCCAAGTACTAAACCATAATTAATTGATTTGATATGATTAAAAAACATCATTGCTAAAATTAAAGAAAAAATACTCATAAAAATCAATAAAAAAAATTTAGTTTTTGGATCTTTTGTTAATATGTTAATTCCATTTTTATTAATTATGAAATATAATATACCAATTGGAATAGATATAAATAAACCCATATATTATAAATTTTTAAAAAAAATCAAAAGATAAATTAGCATTAGTATGATATTTTTATTTATAAAAAATAATCCAAAAAATATTATAACAGATTTTAGAAAAAAATTGATTTATTAAATATATAAATAAATATAATTAAATATTAATGATTAAATACATGTCTATTGGATTATTTAATGATGATATATTTAGAATCAAGAGATTCATAGAGGAGAATAATAAATTACCATCATTATGTACTGATTATGATTGTAATCAATATATGGTTCCTAATAAAAAACGTAAGATAAGTTATTTATTAAATAGTACAGATAAAAATGATACAATGAAAAAATATGTAAAAAATAAATCATTTGATTATGCATATAAAAATATAATTGAATTTATGGAAAAAAACGATAGAATACCGAATATTTATACACCAAATAGAACTGAAAAAACATTAGGAATTTGGTGTAAGACCCAAAGATATCTTAATAAAAAAGGTAAATTAAATGAATATAAAATTAATAAATTAAATGAATTAAAGCATTGGTTTTGGGAACTAGATCGTAAGAAAATATTTATTGATAAATATGAAAAAGTGGTTCAATTTATAAAAGAAAACAATAGACTACCGGTTACATATAAAATGAATGAAAATGAGAGAGTATTAGGAATTTGGTGTTACAACCAACGACGAAAATACAGAGGTGAAAAATTAAATGAATATGAAATTTATAAATTAAATGAATTAACACATTGGTATTGGGAAGTAGATCATACTGAACTATTTAACAAAAAATATGAAAAAGTGGTACAATTTGTAAGAGAAAACGATAGACTACCAAGCTTAAATACGCTAAATAAAGCAGAGACTGTGATGGGATATTGGTGTAATGACCAACGGCGGAAGAATAAATTGGGTAAATTAAATGAATATAAAATTAATAAATTAAATGAATTACCACATTGGTATTGGATGGTCCGTTTTACTAAAATGTTTGATGAAGAATATGAAAAAGTACTTAAATTTATAAAAGAGAATGATAGATTACCATGTGTATTTGCAATAGATAAAAACGAGGAAAAATTGGGGATTTGGTGTGAGAACCAACGAGAAAAAAATAAAAACGGTAAATTAAAGGAATATAAGATTAATAGATTAAATGGACTACCCCATTGGTATTGGGGTTTTGAATGATGTTATTTTTAATATTGGTATGATGTTATAAAATATAAAAATTTAATTTTTATACTTTATCAACTAACTAACATATTACATAAAAATAAATAAAAAATTGATATATAAAATATTTGATAATAAAAATAAAAATAAAAATTAAAATAATACATCAAAAATGAAATACAATGTATTAGATTTATTTTGTGGTTGTGGCGGTATGTCAAAGGGACTTGAATATGCTGGATTAAATGTAATTGCTGGTATAGATATATGGGATAAAGCAATTAATAGTTATAAAAGAAATTTTAAACATCAGGGAATATGTGAAGATTTAAAAAAATTATCACCAAAACAATTTCAAAAAAAATATAACAAAGATAATAAACAAATTGATATAATTGTTGGTGGGCCACCATGTCAAGGATTTAGTATAGCTGGTAAAAGAGATAAGAAAGATCCTAGAAATTCCCTTTTCATGGAATATGTAAAATATATCAATTACTTCAAACCAAAAGCATTTATAATGGAAAATGTAATTGGTATTTTATCAATGCAGACAAAATTAAATGAAAAAGTTATTGATATTATTATGAGTAAATTTGAAAATGATTATAAATCTATATTATGTAAATTATATGCAAGTGATTTTTATGTTCCACAAAATAGACGTCGTGTTATTATTATTGGTATACGACGAGATTTGAATATAATTCCAAAAGAACCAAAACCACGTATATCAAAAGATAAACGTAGATCAGTTGGCGATATTTTGCTTCCGCGGGACGAAATTGATGGTAAATATTATTTAAGTAAAAAAGCAATTAAAGGGATTATTAGAAGAAAAAAAGAATGTATTAAAAATGGAAAAGGTTTTGGAGCACAATTTTTAAAACTTAATAAACCATCATATACCATATCGGCACGATATTGGAAAGATGGATATGATGCATTAGTAAAGTATAGTGATACAGAAATACGTAGATTAACAATAATAGAACTTAAAAGAATACAAACATTTCCGGATGATTATGAAATAGTAGGAAGTAAAAAAGAAATAATTATGCAGATTGGTAATGCTGTTGCATGTAAATTTGCAAAATATTTAGGAAAACATTTAATCAAAACTCTTCAACAATAAGTTTATTCCAAAAATTAACTTTTGAACTTCTAAATTGTGAATAATTACGTGAATTACCACAATACATCCCACTGTCAAATATAATATTCTTATTTTTAACATTTTTAATAAAATACGAAAAATTGAATGCTTTACCAAAACATATTTTATTATATACACTGCCTTTTTTTTTTACATATGAAAAATCCATTTGAATTAAATTTTTTATCAATATGTTGTTTCATTTTAGATTTTAACCAAATTGCAATTAATATTTTTCCTTTTTTAAGATATTTATATTCTTTTATATGATCACGTTTATCTCTATTATATCTGTAAAAAATACATATATTATTATGTTCATCAATTGAAATTTTTTGTCCACAATCATTGTATTTTCCATATTTTGGAACACATTTACCTGACCATGAATAACGTCCATGTTTTTGTTTATTTGGATTACCAAAATATTTAATAAATTCTTTTCTTGTCATTGTGGTGTTGTTTTTCAAATTATTAAATTTAGATATAACTGGTTTATTTTTAGAAAAAATATATTCTGATGCACTAAAATCACCAAATGTAATTTTTTTTGAATTTTTTTCATTTCATATCCAAAAATGTCAGGATTATTTTTTGAATTATGTTTAATTCCCATTTGTGTTTCGAGCCAGTATCCCTCTGCGCCTTTATGATTTTTATTCATGGATTTTAAATTTATTTTTTTATTTTTTATATTTTTAAAGAAAAATTTTAT